ATTTATAAATGATGGCGCTGGTAGTAAAAGGGGTATGTCTGCGCATGCCTGGGCTGTAGCTAGATTGAAGGCTCACGCTAAAGGTAAGGCTACAGTTAAAAAAGCAGACGGAGATTTATTTAGAAAGAAAACTTAACAAAGGAGAAACAATGCCAGGAAAAAAACTTACATCAAAACAAATGAAGATTGCCAGAGTTAGTAAACCAAGAAACAAAATAACTAAGGCTGACTTTAAAAAATTAAACACAAAGAAATCATAATGAAAGACAAAGGTTTAATTACAAATCTTAGAGACGAAGAAAGAACAGCACAGGTTATGGACGCAGTGGTTAAGAAATATAAGAAAGCGCCTCTTAAAAAAAACCTGGCGTTTGAATCAAGGCGGAGAAAATCTATGAGAGGTTTATCAATGACTCCGAACAATAAACTCTATGACATTTTCTCTTAGCAAAAAATCATTAGAAAGATTAGATGGTGTAAACCCAGACTTAAAAAAGGTTACTCTTCTTGCAATCACAAAATCTAAAGTTGACTTTGGTGTGATATGTGGATTGAGAACTATGGAAGAACAACAGGCCTTAGTTGCAAGCGGCGCCTCACAAACAATGAAAAGCAAACATCTGGAAGGTAACGCCGTAGATGTTATGGCGTATGTAGGAACAAGAGGCAGCTGGGAAATAACTTTGTATGATGATATAGCTGATGCCTTCAAGGCTGCTGCTGTGAAATTAGATATTGGTATAAGATGGGGTGCAGCCTGGCATATACCAGACATAAGAGAATGGTTTGAACCAATGCAGGCAGCTACAGATAACTATGTAGATACCAGAAGAGAACAAGGTAGGCGCCCTTTCATAGACGCCCCTCACTTTGAATTAATCTAAATCACAAACCTGTTTCATAAATGTATAACCGGCTATGGTAATAGCTGGTCTATCTATTGGTTTTGAAAAACCTTTGTAAACAAATTCGCAATCATACTTCTCATTGTTTTCCTTAGTTTTTTGTATGAACTCTAGGTTTTCTGGGTCAGCTATTTTTAGAAAAAGTAAAATGCCAAATAAAATATCCATGTATATATCTCCTTGTTAAAAATTAAATCCGTAAAAATGTATATGTTGTGCCATATCAAAAGCTATCTCACCACAGTGTAATATTATTTCTAATACTATCAGTAATAAAATCCATTTGTTAGTTGTCATTGTATCTCCTTATTTCACAACAGCAATACCTCTAGGACTAGCAACTTGTTTTATAATGTACCCTTTGTTATGTAAACAATTTAATAGCCTGTGAGCATTGGTATGCGCTGCCATTGGTTTAATTATTTTTTCTTCTGCAACTTTACCTGTACATATCTCTCTGACTGTAGGGTAATATCCGTATTCATTAAAAAATACTTTGATGAAATGCAGGACCTCAGCTTGTCTTGGTGTCAATCCAATCTTAGGATTCATGTGAAACCTCCTCATCTATCTTTTGTTCATCTGGAAACAAGTCAGCTGAAGAATGTTCAAGTACATCTCTTACCTCATCTGGGGTAGCTACAGGTTTACTTGGTTCTCTCTTTGCCTCCTCCGGATAGTCTTGTAATTCTTCTGCAGTTACAAGTCCTTTCAATGCGTCTGGAAAGGCGTCCCTTATTGCAAATCCCCTTGCCCTTAGTTGTAACATTCTCTTAGTATATTGTTGCCAGGGTCCAGGTTTATTAAGAAGGCGAGCCTGCTCTGCATCTTGCATAGAAAACTGAGAGACTGTTATATCCTCTTTACCGGAAGGAAGTAACCTTGATATTTCACAAGTAGCCACCATGGATTTATCCTGCAGTTTACCTTCAGTTGTTTCTTTTATTCCATTAAAGTTTTCTTGTTGTTTTACAAGGGCCAATAATGAGTCTCCCCACAGTGCAGCTTTACCACCTATGACAGCTATGTTTTGTAGGGACTGCATAGGCTTTAATCCTATTTCATATCCCCATTGTACAGCTACTAAAATGTTTGCTGGTTTACCTTTAAAATGGTCTGGCACTAAACCAGACTGAGACATAGCTTTAGCAAACTTCATAGCCTCTTCTATGTTTCCTGGATTGTATAGTGATAAGTCCTTAGTCATGCGTCTCCTCCTTTGTTGAGATTTTAAATGTGGACCTGGTTGTATATTCACCTTGAACATCAACCATTTTTCTTTTAGGCACACGCTTAGATTTTGATTTAACAGTAGTATTATTTACAATCATTACTTCTGCATCAATACTATCCATGTGCATAACAAGAATTTCTTTTGCATCTAGTTTCTTTTTCTTATATGAACTTTCCTCTGCAGCTGACCTCTGATATTCTGAGATAACTTCCTCCAGATTTACATTACCTTGTTGCGCATCAACAACAACAACTTTATCTTCTGGGTGAATATCCCTGTCTGGTTCTGCATAGCAGTCCTCTGGGTCATCAACAATTTCCCAGAAATTCTTTGTTGCTTTCTCTATCATAGAGCATAACGCTTTTTCTTTACGAAATCCCCACGAGTGTAGCTTGCCTTTCTCTCCATCAAAACAAACAATGATACCCCAGTCTAAACCAGAACACATCATCTGAGCATGCAACTGAATTTTCCATTCCATTCTGCAGCCGGAAAAATCGTAGTCTGTTTTAACTTCCATTACTCCTTTACCAGTAAATGTATCGTTTGAAAATTCTAATTCGCTGCCCTTAGTTACAGTAATTATCCGGTCAAGCGTTGCACCAAGTTTAACCTTCTTATGTAGAAATGCCTTGGCTGGTTCCTCAGTCTCTACATAGATACCCCTATCAGAAAGGTTGTGTACATACCAGGGAACAATGGCGTGTTCCAGGTAAGCCCCTCTACGCATAGCAGCTGAGTTTATTTTTATAGCGTTGCCAACTTCTTCAATACCTAGTTTTGCTGACCGGTGTTCTTTTAATATTTGGTTTGGTGTTCTGTATTTACTTTGACCCATAAGAATTGTACCAACTTCACTTGCGCCCAGCACTTCTCCGGTCTTAGTTTTCTTACCTGTTAATTTAATTTCTGGCATAATTCATCTCCTTTGTAATAGCAATAACATTTGTCAACGAGTGCGCAGGCACTCATCATAAAAATATAAATCATAATTAAACATGATAAAAATATCATGCCTTCAAATATAGCTTTCATCATGCAACCCTCCTTAAAATATTCATGACTGTTGATGTATGCCAGCTGCCATGCTTTCTAACTGTGGGTATTTGTTTCGCATTTAGGTCAGCTGCCACTTGCTTTATAGTCAAGCCTTGCTGTCTTAGCTGCTGGATTAATGGTAAATATTTTTCTGCATTTTTATCAGCGTCTTTTTTGTTTGTAGCTGCGCCCTTCAATCCGCTGGCCTTAGTTATATTTCCAAGCCGTTTAATTTTTTTTCCGGCCTTTGAAATAAAAAAACCTTTGCTTTTTATTTCTTCAAGTTTACCTTGCAAGGCGGCCCTTGTTCGCTGTGATATTTTTATTCTTTCAGTTTGTTGAATTGTGAAAAATATTCCGGCTGTTTCTGGTTCCAGGTTTGGCTGGTCTAATGCAATCAATTTAATTTTATTACTCATTACATAATCACGGTACCAGGTTGAAATTTCCGCTAGGTCCCTGCCTAGCCTGGAGATATTAGCAACTACTAGCGGTATCTTTTTTTTTATAGCTAACTTTGTAGCGGCTAGCAGCTGCGGCCTCTTATGGTTTGGCGTCTTGCCGCTGACGCCTACCTCTTTAAACCAATGTATGGTGGCTGCTGGAAAGGCCTGGCTGATTATAAACTCTTGGGCCTGTATAAATTGCGTTGCCGTTGAAACTCTTGGCAGGGCGCAAAGTTCTTTAATGTTTGTATATGTCATGGTTTTGTTTTCCTTATGTCAATATTTTGTTCTGTTTAATAATAAAGATATTGCCCCAGCTAGTCAAGGCCAGGGCAATTTGGCTGGCAATCCATGAGAACAAAAGGAAGGAAAAGCGCCAGCCAAATTCTCAATATAATACTTTGTAAAATAAAACTCAGTCAACATTTTTATTTTCGCTGCCCGTAGTTGTCAGATAAATCCAGGGTAAGCCAGTCAAATTTTTCTATTGGCTGTTTGCAATTTGTACAAACTAAGGCGGACCAGCTGAAGTGATAAACCAGCTGCCGCCTATGGCAGCAAGGGCAAACAATAGAACGCCCACGCCTGGGCGCCCTTATGTTTTTATTAATAGGTTTTAACATAGTTTATTTATTGATTGTTTTATGCAGGGTAAGCCAGTTATGTTCTATGCAGTGATTATATCCAATTACAAAGCCAAGTAATTCAGCTGTAGAATTAAATCTTTTTAAGTCCTGGCCGTACTGATTAGGGCCAAGGTTAATTGAATATTTATTAAATGAAATACCCTGCTTGCCAATAGTTTCTTTTGACAGCAGGCCATAACCAAACTTTAAAACATTACCGGTGAACGCTGCGCACTGGTTCGCATAGTAATATTTATTTTTACATTTTAAAATAAAATTTATATTAACTTTGTTAAGTTTAAATTGAATATCAGCCCTTTCATGTATTAAGTCTGACCTATTTTCTAAACTTAAATTATTATCAAGGGTTGTTTCAATTTGATTAATACGCTTTAACGCTTTTTCTATTTGTTGTGTATTCATTTTAATTTATCCTTTCTATTTTGCTGCTTTGTTTTTATTAATTATTTCATATCCCCACTCACCATAATCACAAATTTCATCAAGTGTTAATGTAAATATGTCTATGTCATTGTCGTTGTCGTCAACGCCTTGCCAGTCTGAATCATGATATGAACAAAGCCATAACCTTA